TACCTCAGACACAATAAGTATGGCGCACCCGATAAACGCCAATACGCCAAACTCTTTTATCGCGATATCGTCCAACCCAACAAACCCATCTATTACAAAATACATAGGGAGAGGATGCAACTCGGTGGTATAGTCTAAAGGTATGGCCCGGACACTCACCAAGAAGCGCAGAGGGTTCGTAAACGACTTCGCTGAAACAGGAAATGCGACCTTAGCAGTAAAGAAGAACTACAAAGTCAAAAACGACGAGACAGCTCGTGCAATGGGAAGTGAACTCCTAACTTTTCCTAATGTCCAAGAAGAACTCAGAAAACTCGGATTCGATTCAAATAACGCAAAGCGCGTAGTAAGCGAAATTCTCAATGATGATGGCGCTGAACCCAAAGACAGATTGAAGGCCGCAGAGATGGTTTTCAAGGTCAACAGCGATTTCGCCGCAGAGAAACACATGAATATGAATCTCAATCTCAATACGGATGATGAAGCTCTAAAAGAAGCAGCACGAATCTATGGAGAAGCAATTGCAAGGAAACGAACTGCTTGAAGCTTTTGCGCGGCACGACATCCACGCATTCCTTGATTACTATCAGACAACAAACGATCAGGGTGAGGTTTTAGACTTCAAAGATCACCCATACCTCATTGACATCTACAGTGATTGGTCGCCACGTATGTGCATTAAGAAATGCGCACAGGTAGGAATCTCGACAACCATCATCATCAAAGCATTGTGGGCCTGTAAGAACTTCGGCCTCGACGTTATCTATTCGTTTCCTACCTACGACCTTGCCAACAAGATGGTGAGTTCAAAGGTCAACCGTCTCATCGCAAACAATCCAATCTTTCAGCAATGGACGAGCGATAAAGACTCAATCGAACAAAAGAAAATAGGCAAGAACATGCTGTATTTTCAGGGTACGAGCAATGAACAAGCTGCAATTGCACTCCCGGCAGACCTCTATATTGCGGACGAGGTAGATAGAAGCGACCAAAAGATCGTGGATATGTTCTCATCACGTCTCCAGCACTCTAAGTTTGCATGGGAGTGGCGTTTCAGTAACCCGAGTGTTCCTGAGAATGGGGTCGATGTGTGGTGGAACGAATCAGACCAAAAGGAGTGGTTCGTGCGCTGCCAGAAGTGTAACCGCGACCAAATCCTCACTATGGATCACATCAAAGGGAATATCTTTGCCTGTGAGAAATGCGGGTGTGAATTGGACAGACGTAAAGGACAGTGGATAAAGCGGTGGAATGAGGAAGGCTTAATCAGCGGCTACCACATTTCGTCACTGATGGCTTCGCATCTTAGTGCGGCCAAAATCCTCAAAGAACAAAAGGACAAGCCTGAGCAGCAGTTTACGAATATGATACTCGGTGAGCCCTATGTAGGTGCTGGTAACTACCTCGCCCGCCATGTCCTTTTCAGCAATCTCAAGAACTACGATAATCCACAGGATTGCCCGCCAGTTATCGGAGTGGATACGGGGAAGAATAAGCACTATGTAGTCGGCAACAAATACGGCATCTTCTTCAGGGATTACTACAAGGATTACGAACCGATTGAACGCATCCTCAAATCAAACCCTGCTGCTATCTGCATTATTGACCGTGGCGGCGACGAAACGGCTCCTAGAGCCTTGCTAGAGAAGTACCCGAGCCAAGTGTATCTCTGTACGTTCGTGAATAGCCAGGATGTCACTCCCAAATGGAAAGAAGACATCGGGTATGTAAATGTGGATAGAGACAAGCTGATCCAGTTGGTCGTTGACGAGTTTACCGAAAAACGCATCCCGCTGTTCGGCTCACAAGAAGAATGGGATGAGTATGCGACTCATTGGTCGCGCCTCTATCGTGAAATGGAAGAAGATGCCCACGGCAGACGCAAATACGTGTGGAACACAACCAAGCCCGATCACTACGCCTTCGCAACACTTTACTGGCGTGTAGGAATGGAGAAGATAGCGAGCGGAGAGGGAGAACTCATCATGCCCGGCACAAACCTAATGGGTGCCCCGATTTCAATGGACATTGAGACAGGCAGAATCACACGAGCAAACCTCAAACGTCTGTAATGCCACCCGCACCAACCCCCAAGGACGTATTATGCAAATAACTATAAGAAGTATTTTAGTACCATGAAATCATCCTACGAGAAGAAGAAAAAGGAGTTGGCTAAGAAAATGGTAAAGGTTTCTCATAAAGGTGAAATCGGACATCGTATCAGTGATATTGGTCCGGGCGGCAAGGAATATAACGTCAAGGAACACAATTGGCCGAAGAAATAACCCATGCCTGCACAAGCCACAGGAGCCTATAATGCGGTGAAATCTGCGCTCTCAATCTTCAGTCCGTTCAACAAACTAAGTGGAGGAATCGCTGAAGGACAGGGGACGCCGGATGTTATTGCTCAGTATCGTTCCGAAATGGACGATACTGAACTTATTGCATTGAAAAACCAGTGGAAGCGTGATTACGCCCAGTATTACAGCCCTATCGAGAAGGTGCAGCAGACCAATTATGACTACTGGCTCGGCAAACAGACAAAACAGACCATAGAGGACATGTTGGACGCCAATAGGACACTTGTAGACAACGAGGTGTTCATTGGAACCGAGACCTTCCTTCCTATTGCGACCCGTGCAAATCCTGAACCTGTGGTTGCAATTGATCAGGCAACGGGCGATCAGACGCTTGCAGACTTGGTGCGTAATTCCCTCGCGTATCAGGCAGATAGACAGAAATTGCGGATGCTCCTCAAGGGCTGCACTCGTGACTGGGATTTGTTCAAGGTAGGTGTCTTGAAACTTCGCTGGGATAACGTAGAGAACGATATTGCGACCGAGGTCATCAATCCTCGCCGCATGATTTTTGATAAGGACGGCTATGTACGTGAGGGAGGCATTTTCACAGGTGATTACATTGGAGAAGTGCTCACTATTCAGGCGGGCACACTGATGGAACTGTTCCCTAAATCCAAGGATGTCATCATGTCGAAAGCAGGTGGCAAGAAAGGCACAAAGCTCCAAATCGAGGAATGGTGGTACAAGAATAAAGATTACTTCTTTACGCTTGACGACCATGTGCTCGGAAAGTTCAAGAACCACCTATGGAACTATGACGGCAAGGATGCTACGGGTGCTCCGATTCAAGGCAAGAACCATCTCTCGCAGCCGATGGCACCGTATATATTTCTCTCTGTATATTCCACTCGTACACAGCCGCACGATGATACGACTCCGGTGCAACAGGCGCTCGCCGTCCAAGACCTGATTAACCGTCGTTTCCGCCAGATTGACAAGAACGCAGAGAGCACCAATAACGGTATCGTTGTAAACGGAAATCTCAATAGTGAACAGGCTGCACTTGCTGCTGAGGCAGTACGTAAGGGTGGTGCTATCCGTATTCCTGACAAGAATGTTGACGTGCGCACCGCTGTGATGCGCCTCCCTGCTCCGCCGCTCGCTGCAACGGTGTACGAGAACCTTAGAGATGCCCGCAATATCGTTTCACAGCTCCTTGGTGTCTCAGGCTCAACCCCCGAATCAATCCAAGAGGAAGAATCGGTACGCGGCAAGATTCTGGTCAATCAGCTTGATGCGTCCCGTATCGGTGGCGGTGTCACCGAGTTCATCGAACAGATTGCCGATACTTGGTACAACTGCGTACTCCAAATCATGTACGTATATTACGATGTACCCCACTTTGCCAAGGCAATCGGGGATTATGGCGCACAGGAGTTGATTCAACTGAAGAATACCGACCTCGTGGGCAAAATCATGGTGACAGTCAAAGAGGGTTCGATGGTGCCGAAAGACCCACTCACACTTCGTAACCAGGCTGTAGACCTATGGAGCGCAAATGGTATTGACCCAATCTCACTCGGTAAAGCATTGGAAATGCCAGACCCCTATGAATACGCTAAAAACCTCCTCATGTGGAAAATGATTAGTGAGGGGCTATTGGCACCGCAAGCGATGTTCCCTGATTTCCAGTCACCTCCCGCACAAATTCCAGGCGCTGTTCCGGGTACGGGCGGTCCCGCAGTAAACGCTCCTGGTACGCCGCCGGGCGCAGTACAGAACCCCTCACCGACACCGGGCAGCAATCAGGCTGTCGCATCACAAGGCACACAACTTCTTCAGTCAGTCCCGACCAAGTAAGGCTAAGTCCACTACAAGAAAATAATTATCATTTACTATTCAAACTATGAAAGACACACGTCTAGGCGACACAATGCCACCAAGAAAGAACGTCAAATGGGGCGCAATGAATGCTGGTGAATCGCATCTATCTGATGAATGGCACGGTATGGAGCCTTCCACTGCCCACATGTCAGAACGCTATGACATCATGGAACCGTCGAGCGGGCATATGTCCGACAAGTACGTTGAGATGGAAGCAGGAAGCACCGATTTCAGTGACCGTTGGCATGAAATGAAACAGGAAGGCCGCATTGACCCGTATTCAATGGCTCCTTCGGATGGTGACCGTTCCGAAGCGTCAATGAAAAAGCAGAGTTCAAATCCTATGAAGAATAGCGGTCATGGACGTTATGAGGTAAGAGGCTCTGAAGGCCAGAGCGGAAAAGGACTATGAGTTACGCAAAGAAAAAGAAGGAACTTGCTACGAAGTTTAAGGTCGGTCAGGAAATCCGAGCGAAACAGATGCCTAAACGTGTCGGCAACGACATGAAGAATAAATAGCCTATGGTTGATAAAATGATCGGTAAATTGGTGAAAGACGGAGAACAGGTCGCTCCTGTTAAATCCATCAAGGTGAAGTTCCAAAAAGCCGACTACGATAAAAAGAAGAAGGAACTCGCCAAGAAGCACAAATAACCATGAAATGCACCTCGTGCGATGGAAGCGGATTGAGGAATCAGCACAATGTTTGTTCAGCCTGTAACGGCCTAGGAAACGATGGAGCGCCCGAAGTTATCGAAGTACCTGAGACTTCATAAGTAAAGTAAAGAAAGCCGCCAAGAAAGTAACCAAAAAGAAGAAGTAAGTATGTCCATATTTGTACGAGTAGAAGTAGACGGAATTACCTATGAGTTCGTCCCCAGAGAAACTACAAGCGGAACTGGAGAAGATCGAACGAACGGAGAAGAAACTACAATTACTGAAACAGCGAATACAGAAAGCACTCCAACATTCACTTCTGAACCCACCGCTCTAACCGAGACAGTGGTATAGAAGATCGCCGTTTCACCTTATCGGCTTGAAGAAAGGTGACTTATTAGGTTCTAAGTTCAATACTTATGGACGAGTCAAAGACACGAGACGAGAGAATCGCTGAACTCCTTGCGGGTTCAGCCCATGACGCGGTTAAAGCAATCAAAGGCCCGTCGCTCTCAGATGTAGTTACCAACGAGGAAAAGCCGGTTGAGGAAGTTGTTACCGATGAGGACGAAGGTTCCAAAGGAGACAAGAAAATTCGCATCCGCGCTTCTCGCCTCAAAACGCTTGAGGACGAAACTGAAGAGTTTAAGTCCCGCGTTGCAGCCCTTGAAGAACAAATCGCACAGAGCAAAAAGGATGAAGAAACTTTGCCCGATTGGTGGGTAGAAGCCTACGGAGACAATGAGGTTTCCCGCAAAGGATACGCAAATCAACAGCGTATCTTCCGCGAAGAACTCAATCGTCAGTTCGACGCTCGCGAACAACAGCGTGCAGCCGAAGAAACCGCACAAGAAGAACGCATCCAATCAATCGAGCAATCGTTCGATGAACAGATGGAAAGTTTGGAGGAATCGCTCGGCCGTGATCTCACTGCCTCGCAGAAATCCGAACTACTCGACATCGTAGGGGAATACTCCCCGACCGATGAAGAAGGACGTTACATCGCCTATATGCCAGTAGAGAAAGCGTACGAACTGTGGTCGAAAGACAACGGTAAGAACGAGGCAAAAAAGGAGATGGCGGCCATTGCCGGAATGTCATCGTCAGGTTCGTCCTCAACTCAATCATCAGAACGTCCTCAATGGGGCGACTGGAGAAAGCGATACGGTGCCTAAAACAGG